GCAAGATTCCCAGCAACACTTCCAGCAGCAAATGGTTCAGCTTTAACAGCACTTAATGCAACTAACATTGCTTCAGGAACTTTATCATCAGATAGATTACCGACAGTACCAACAACAAAAGGTGGTACTGGCTTAACTGCGATTGGTACAGCTAATCAAGTTCTTGCAGTTAACGGAAGTGGGACATCATTAGAATACCAAACTATCTCTGCTGATATAACGGGTGTTACAGCGGGAAATGGTTTAACAGGTGGTGGAACTACAGGTGACGTTACACTAAACGTTGGAGCCGGAAACTTAATAGATGTTCAAGCAGATCAAATAGATGTTGATCTTTCAGAATTAACTACATCTACATCAGACGCTGATGGAGATTTTTTTGCTGTAGTTGATGCAGCAAACGCACAAAAAAAATTAACTAAAGGTAATATTAATATATCAGGATTTAATAATGACTCTGGATTTACAACAAACACTGGAACTGTAACTTCTGTCTCTGGTGGAAATGGATTAACAGGATCAGTTACAACATCTGGATCATTAGCAGTTGGCGCTGGCACAGGTATTGATGTAGCTGCAGATTCAATTTCTGTTGATGTATCAGACTTCATGAGTAATGGCTCTAACAACAGAGTTCTTACTGCAACTGGTACAGATGCGATGAATGCTGAAGCAAACATGACATTTGACGGTTCTACATTGACTGTTACAGGAGCAATTACTACTACAGGAAATGTCACATCAGATCACGTTTTACCTAATACTTCTGATACCTTTGATCTAGGAGCTTCTGGTAACGTTTGGAGAAACGTATACACAGGTGACTTACATTTATCTAATGAAGGAAAAGAAGAAGGTAATGCTGTCGATGGTACAAAAGGAAACTGGACTATTCAAGAGGGTGAAGAACATTTATATATTTTAAATAACAAATCTGGTAAAAAATTCAGATTTAAATTAGAAGAAATGTAAGGAGCCTAGTCTATGGCTTTTGGTAATACCGCATATACTGAGGCGGCTTTTTCAGCAGAAGATAATAACGCTATTGCTTATCCTCAAGGTAATGTTCTTACTTCAACTATTGGAGAAGAATCTAATATCGGTGATGCTAATGTAAATGTTACAGGTGTTCAATCAACTTTGAGTATCGAAGGAGCTGTTGCAGGTTCTTCTGTATTATTTAGTGTAACTGGTTCTCAATTAACTACATCAATAGGAGAAGAAACTTCTGGTATAGGTGTTCCTGTAACCGGTCAACAGTTATCTATTTCAAATAAAACTTCTACGCAAGATACATTAACTGCTTTTGGAGAAGCTCCTTTTGCAACATTGAGTCCCAGCACTTTTAACATACCAAACGTTCAAATTGAAGCAACAACTGGAGCGGGACAACTTCCAAGCTTCTTACTTCAATCAACACTTGGAACTTTTTCAGTATCTGCGGATGGTAATGTTTCAGTAGTTGTCACTGAACATACAATGAATACTTCCGTTGGAGATGTAAGTATTACAGGTATAGCAAACGTTTCAGTTACTGGCACTCAAATGACCATGACGTTAGGAGATGAGTCTGCATTTACAGATCATACTGTTGAAGTTACTGGTCAACAATTAACAATGTCTATGGGAGAAGAAGTTCCCACAGGAAATGCCAATGTTTCTTTAGCAGGAATCCAATTAACAAGTTCTATTGGAGATGTAGAACAAGAAACCAGATATGCCGTTACAGGTGTTCAAATGTCTACATCTATAGGATCTGTTACAACAACAGCCAACGCTGATATAGATGTGACTGGAATTCAATTACAAACAAATACAGGAAATCCAAATATTACAGCTTGGACTGAAATTAATCCAGGAGTCAATAATACATGGACAGAAATAACAACAGGAGCTTCAAATACTTGGACTGAGGTTGATAAAGCAGCTTAGAGAGGATATAATAACGACATGTCATCAACATATACTGATCTTGGAATAGAACTAATGGTTACAGGTGCCAATGATGGTACTTGGGGAACTAAAACAAATACAAATTTAGAAATCATTAACCAAATGCAAGGTTATGTAAATAAATCTATTGCAGGCGGTGAGCAAACAACAGCATTGTTAATAGCTGACGGATCCACATCTTCTTCCGATGCAAGAAATTTAATTATAGAATTATCTGGAACAATTACAGGAAATCAAATTGTTACAGTCCCAGATAGTATAGAAAAATCTTATATTGTTTATAATAATACTTCTGGAGCATTTACTGTTGAATTTAAAACGGCAAGTGGAACTGGTTCCACTTTTTCAACTACTGATAAAGGAGTAAAAATACTATGGAGTGATGGAACCAATGTAGTTGATGCAACAACTTTGTTAACAACTTTAGGAAATATAACAACTGGTACCATTACATCAGGTGAAATTACAGCCACAGGGAACATAGTACCTGGTGCTAATGACACTTATGATTTGGGAGCTTCTGGTAATGTTTGGCAGAATGTTTATACTGGTGATTTACATCTTAATAATGAGCACAAAACTGAAGGAAACATTGTAGATGGTTCAAAGGGTAGCTGGACTTTACAGGAGGGTGCTGAAGATATATACTTAATCAATAACAAATCTAATGAAAAATTTAGATTAAAGTTAGAAAAAATTTAAAGGAGATACTAATGGGTATTATTTCAAATGGAAACACAGTAATCGATAATGGCGCAATTGATGCGAATGAAGTTGATACTACGCAAATAGCCAATGATGCCGTGACTGCGGACAAACTTGCAAACACAGCTGTTTCAGCTGGATCTTATACATCTGCATCAATAACAGTTGACGCTCAAGGAAGAATTACTTCTGCATCTTCAGGATCTGGCGGAGCTGGTGGTTTTGTTCCAAAAACTTTATCTTTAGGACCTTCTTCAGGAACTTATAGTTCAACAACAGGAACATCAGCTATTTTAGCTTACGCTGTTGGAGGAGGCGGAGGAGGCGGATCCGGAAATGATGGAAGAGGTAAATATGGTGGTGATGGTGGTGCTGGAGCTTTTGGTGCATATACTAAAGATGTTACTCATCCATTTTCCCAACCTTTTTCAGTAGGAGGCGGAGGCGCTGCTGGTCCGGCTGGTTCTTCTACCACTGGAAGTTCCGGTGGTGCAACATCTCTAGCAACTGTTTTTAATGTTAATGGAGGATCTGGCGGAACTGGTGGTAATTTTGTCCCTGGTAACGTGGGCGCTACTGGAAACGTATCTAATTCACCAACCCCTGCTAGTGTATCAGCTACTAACCCAGATGTTTATCCTGTATTTACTAGTTTGGGAAGAGGAGGAGCTGGTGGTATAAATAGTGTAGGTTCAGGAAAAGCTGGTGGAATTACAATTTACGAAAATATAGGAACAGGTTAAAAATTATGTCAAAATATGGTTTTTTTTACAATAATATTGTATTTGCGATTGCTGAATCTGAAAATGAAAAAATTTTTTTATCTGATTTTATTTCAGATTCAATAGTCAAGCCATTAACAGATGAACAATTTAATAATGCTAAAAATTTTAAATCACAATTAATTTTAGATAATGAGGTAGTTAAAGAAAATTCAATGATAGCTCAGCCTCTTAATGATTCTTCAATTATTGAAGAGTTAGCAAGAGTTCAAATAAAAGATTTTATAAAAAATGCTTTATACAAAATAAATGGATGGCTGGACGCAAACCCCACTAATGATAATTTTACTTATTGGAATGATTACAAAAGTAAACTTCAAGAAGTTGATGTAGATGCTATGGTCTTTCCACTAGGTTTTGAAACTTTTCAAGAATGGTTTTGTAACCAGACTGGTCACCCGCAAAAAAGTCACTTGCAACTACCTTAATAATAAGATAAAAAAATGAAATGTTTCCAGAAAGACAAATTGAATTTGGCATTCATAAAGATTTAATTAATATAGAAATTATACAACCAAAAGAAACAAAAAAAATTTTACCTAATTGGTATAAAAATATTGAAAAAAATTCTTTAGCTTTTAGGAATATTAAAGGCTGTATACCTTTTTTAGACAATATTTCGGCAGGCTACGTACTACCCTTACCTCAAGATCTTTACATATCACACAATATTAAAAACGAGGATACTGGAAAAATAGATTCTTTTTATCAATTTTCTTTCGCAGATGGTCTCAAGGAAGAATTATGCGATTTGTATAATATGAATGGATCTAAACAAACAGCTCACAACTTAGCACAAGTTGGTGGTGCCGATAGTTTTTTAGGTAAAAAAAACGGAAACAATCATATAATTAAGATTTTGAACCCTTGGCAAATAAAAACTCCGCCAGGATATTCATGTCTTTTTACTTCATTAACATATAATGAAAATGATTATTTTTCAGCAATTCCTGCGATTGTAGATACAGATGTATATGAAGATATAATTAATTTTCCAATAATAATCAATCATGAAAAATACTTTTCTTTTAAAAAATTTTTTAAACAGGGTTTACCGTATGTTCAAATAATTCCTTTTAAAAGAGATTCATGGAAAAAAAAAATAACTATAAAACAAGAAAACAGATCTGAAAAGTTTAAGTTTTTTTCAATAGCCATGGATAGATACAAACAATTAGTCTGGAATAAAAAATCATGGAGATAAAAAACTATATAAAGATTGTAAATGATTTTCTACCTTATTCTGCACTTTCTTCACTTTTGCAATGGGTAAATTTAAAAAACAATAAATTTGAAAAAGCAAAAGTTATTACAAACGGAAATGAAAAAATTATAGAAGAGATAAGAAAAGTTGATAATTTTGGATTTGATCAAAATTCTAAATCAAAAACTGAAATACATTGGTGTCGTTTTTTAAGTTATTATTTTACTCAACTATGTCAAAAATATGAAAATGATTTAAAAGTTAAAACATCTGTAAATGATCTGACAGATTTAATTTTTTTAAAATATGAAAATGGAGGTCACTACAAAACTCACAGCGATCATTCTGGTAAAGCTCCTAGAACTCTTTCTATAATATATTTACTCAATAACGATTATGAAGGAGGTGAATTAATATTTAAATCTCCAGATGAAAAAGATGAACTTATTAAAATTAAAAAACCAAATACTGCAGTTATATGGCCAAGTAATTTTTTGTATCCACATCAAGTAAATCCAGTAACAAAAGGGTTAAGGTATTCTATTGTATCATGGGCAGTATAAAAGAATTTAAATATAAAATTGTTAAAAATTTTTTAGATGAAAAAGAAATAGAAATTGCAACTACTTACAGTTTACTTAGACATAAGAATAATTTTACTAATTTTGATGAACATCATTCGAGAAGTGTAACTAATAATTGTGATAGCGTGTTTTATACAGATCCTTTTGCAGAAACTTTATTAATACAAAAAACAAAATTAATGGAAAAAGAAAGTGGTTTAAAATTATACCCAACTTATTCTTTTATGAGAGTGTATACTTTTAATTCTGAATTAAAAAAACATACAGACAGAGAATCTTGTGAAATTTCAGTAACAATAATGTTAGGTAGTGATGGAACAAAATGGCCTATATACATGGACGACAATCCAATAGAATTAAGTCCTGGTGATGCTTGTGTTTATTTAGGAAGAGACGTAAAACATTTTAGAAAAAACTTTAAAGGAGATTGGCATTCACAAATTTTTTTACACTATGTTGACCAAAATGGTATTTACAAAGATTTCAAATACGATAAAAGAAAAATTACTCCAGAAGTTTAATGCAATTAAATATATTTAATATACCTGTATTTATAGAAAATATTGATTGTAACAAATTAAAATTTAATGAAGCTTTGTTTCAAGAAACGTGGGAATCAAAAACCCAATCAACTTTTGAATCTGGAAATCATTTTTTAAATAAAGAAAGTAGCGATTATTTGTTAAGTATTATTGCTGAAATGTTATACCCAGAACTTAAAAAAAAATTTACAATAAATTTACAAAGAATATGGATTAATAGATATTCAAAAAATGATTATCAAGAAGAACATACTCATAAATTAAGCCATTTCAGTTTTATTATTTATTCAAAAGTTGAACAAAGTAATACAGTGTTTTTATCGGCTTATAGAGAAATTGTAGAGGCTTATGACATGAGTGAATTATTTGAAACAAAATATCAATTCCCTTGTAGATCTAATCAAATAATACTTTTTCCTAGTTTTTTACGGCATAGAGTAAAAAAATTAAATTGTGATTATGAGACTATATCAGGAAATATAACTTTAAATTTCAACTAATTGAAGCTCACTTTTAAATAAGGTATAATACGATATGCCTTTAACAAACATACAAATAGCACCAGGATTTAACAAACAAGTCACGGAAACCGGAGCAGAAGGTCAATGGACTGATGGAGATTTTGTTAGATTTAGATACGGTTCCCCTGAAAAAATTGGTGGATGGGAACAGATTACATCAGATACTTTAGTTGGAGCTGTAAGAAAACAACTTGTGTGGGCTGATTTAGATGGAAGAAGATACGCAGCTTTAGGAACTAACAAAGCTTTGTTTATTTATTATGAAGGTGGCTTTTATGATATTACACCTTTAGATACAGCATTAACGGGTTGTACATTCGATACCACAGATACTTCAGCAACTGTTACCGTAAATAAAACAACTCATGGTCTATTGGCAGGGGATCTGTTTACATTCACCTCAGTAACTCCTCCGAGTGGTGCAGGATATGTAGCATCAGACTTTGAAACAAATACATTTGAAGTAATTACATCTTCAGCGAACAGCTTTACAATTACAATGGCTAGCGTTGCAGCAGCAACTACATCTGCTAGTGGTGCTGCTACAGTGAACCCATATATTAAACCAGGTCCATTAAATGCAACAGCAGGGTATGGTTGGGGAACAGGTACTTGGGGACGAGGAACCTGGGGATCTCCCTCAACAGTCAGTAATTTAATTATTGATCCCGCTTCCTGGTCAATAGATAATTTTGGTCAAGTTATGATAGCCACTATTAAAAATGGAAAAACCTTTTCTTGGAATCCCATAAATGCAGATTCAAATGCTTTAACTACAAGGGCGGTTGTTGTTAGCGGAGCACCAACAAAATCTGTTATGTCTATTGTATCAGATAGAGATAGACATTTAATATTGCTTGGAACAGAAACGACTGTTGGAGATGATACTACACAAGATAAAATGTTTATTAGATTTTCTGATCAAGAGAATATATCTGAATATGCACCGACATCAGTGAACACCGCGGGTACTTTTAGGTTGGACTCTGGGGTAAAAATTGTAGGAGCTGCAAAAGGTAAAGATTATATTTTAATTTTAACAGATACTTCTGCATATGTTATGCAATTCGTAGGTCCTCCATTTACTTTTTCTATAAGACAAGTTGGAAGTAACTGTGGGTTGATTGGTCAACACGCTTTACATTATGTCAACGGAAGAGTTTGGTGGATGGGACAAGCAGGTGGTTTTTTTGTATTTGATGGAACAGTTAAATCAGTTCCATGTTTAGTTGAAGATTTTGTATTTACTAATAAAGGAAATAATTTAGGAATTAACTATAGCGCAGGAGAACAAGTACACGCAGGTCTTAATCATTTATATGAAGAAATAAATTGGTTTTATCCTAAAAGTGGTTCTGAGTTAGTAGATAGAGTAGTTACATATAATTATACAGAAAACACTTGGACAACTGGATCTTTATCAAGAACTTCTTTTCACGATGCAACCTTATTTGACAATCCTTATGCATCAGAGTTTAATAGCACAGCAGTGCCAACGTTTCCTACTATTCAAGGAGTTACGAATACAAATGGTGCTTCAACATATTATGCTCATGAGGTAGGTGTAAATCAAGTTGATAGTCTAGGTAACAAAACAGCCATACCTGCTTTTATACAATCAGGTGATTTTGATTTAGGTGAGGGAGAAGTGTTTATGAGTATGAGAAGATTTATTCCTGATTTTAAAAGACTTGAAGGTAATGCACAAATTACAATTAATTTAAGAAATTATCCAACAAGCACAGCAGCGAGTTCACCTTTAGGGCCGTTTACAATTACAAGCGCTACTGATAAAGTAGATACACGTGCCAGATCAAGATTTGCTAGTGTGAAGGTAGCTAACCTTTCAACAGATCAAAGTTGGAGATACGGTACCTTTAGAGTTGATGTACAACCAGATGGAATGAGATAATGGCTAGAGTAGATATACTAATACCAGAGCCAACTTCTAATTACACAGAGGAAAACCAAAGACAAGTCACTCAGTCTTTACGTACTATGCAAGATAAGTTGAATACATCCTATCAAGAAGAATTAAAACAAGAAGTTGAGAGAATAAGTTGGTATAGTATAAGGTTTGGTTGCTAATGAGTAATTGTAATAATGTAAATCCGATAACAGGTGGAAGCACAGTTGGTGACATACCTTTTTATTTAGCTATACAGCAAGGTAAAGTTCCTGGTTATTCTATGGTTAATAAGTTTGGATATAATTCTAGTATTGGTTCAGGAGCTTTTGAAACTATTTGGGAAACAGGGGATAATTATCCTTGGCAATCTACGGCTGTTACTGTTGATGTAGTAAGTGATAATACTAATGATGATGTAGCAGGAACAGGTGCTAGAACTTTAAAAATACAAGGTTTAGATGGTTCTTATAATTTAGCTGAAGAAACTGTTGACATGGATGGAACAACCACAGTTACAACTACTCAAACTTTTTTAAGAGTATTTAGAATGTCTGTAGAAACAGCAGGATCAACTGGAAATAATGAAGGTACAATTACAGTTACTTATACAGGTGGATCTGATGTTGCTGCAACTGTAACTGCTGGTAATGGACAAACACTTATGACACTATACACTATACCTGCAGGTTATACTGGTTATTTACTATCAATGAATATATCATCTGGTAAAGACCAAGAAATGCAATTTAAATTTATACAAAAAGATAATAGTGTTGCTAACGCAGCGTTTCAAACAAAACAATTTTTAGATGTTAGGGGTGGACAGACAACTGTTATCTTTAATGCAATCAATGTAATACCTCAAAAGTCAGATATCTATGTTTCTGGAAAGGCAAGTTCTACCTCTTCTGCTTCTGCTTCATTTGATTTATTATTAGTACAGGATGGATATTAATGGCAAATTTTTATAACAATACTTTCTACGATCCGACAGGAACAACTGCTGAAACTGTTTACACAGCTCCATCAAATGCAAGAGGTATTATACAAAATATACAAGTTACTAATGAGTCAGGAAGTAAAATAGTAAAAGTGGCTGTAACAGATTCTTCTGCTTCTACAACATACCAAGTGGCTTATGCAAGTATCACTGGTCCTACTATTTGTAATTTAGCAAAAGGACCTATCATTCTAGAAGAAGGAGATTCCATATCAATTGAAACTTCTGATACATCTGGAATAAGTGCAACACTATCTATATTAGAAATATCAAGAGAAGATCAGAATGGCTAGGAAATTTAAAGACTTTGTTGAAAGAGATAAACCTAGGAAACGTCCTGGGAGACATAAAAAAAGACTTAACAAAAATGAGAAAAGAGATTATAAACCATACAACAAACAAGGAAGAAAACAATAATGAATTATAATTTTGAAGAAAAAGGACTTGAAATAAAATTTTCTTTTAAAGAAAGATTGTCTTTACTATTTAGAGGTGTGATCAAATTAAATCATTATAGTAGCTACCAATATGCTGCTGTTCTGTTGAAACTTGTAAATACAGCTGTAAAAAAATACGGAGACGGAAGTAAACATGGAATGATAGTGGAAACTTTAAAAAAAAGTAAGTGAATATTTTTGATATAAATAATTTAAATTTATCAAAATTAAATAATTTTGCTTTTCAAATTAAAGATTTTTATAAATATCCAGATAAAATAGAAAATTTATTTGACACCACTCCTCCCTTTATTCACAAATGGCACGAAATCAATTCATTAAATACTAATAAATTTATAGACTGTAGACATCATATTTATTCAAAAGAATTTCAACAAACAGAAGAAAAATTATATAAAGTTTTTAATAGAGATATTAGTAATGCTGAAGGTATTATTAACACTAATTTTACTAAATTTTTAAATATAGATGATGAATTTAAACAAAACTATTGGTGGCCTCACGTAGACGAAAATTATTTTAACTGCATTATATACTTTAACAAAGATAAATGTGACGGCACAAATATATATAATCAATTAAAGGAAAACCAAGGGAGTGAACACAGTAGTCCTTGGCAACCAAAAATTAATTATGAGCTTTTATTCAATTTAGAAAGTAGTTATAATACTATGGTTATCTTTAGATCTAATCTTTATCATGGTCTAGCATACAATAATCATAAATTTAAAGATACCTTTAGAAAAAACCAAGTTATTTTTATTGAATAATATTGATTAACATTAAAAATTAAAGTATAACTTGTTTATGAGTGATTTAATTAAAATACCTGCAGAGGCAAAAGAAATTATAAAACACAAAAGATCGGGAAAGATATACGCTACTAAAGCTGATTTTGATGCTGATGTTGCTGATCCCAACACTGATACTTCTGTGGATGATTTTAGACAAGACTTAGAAATAAAGGTGACAAAAGTTTCTATGGGAGCTAAAACAAAAGAATAATTCTTAACAAATGAAGTTTATTGGTTTAAGACTAGATGATCATGATTCATCTATAACTTATACCAACGGCACTAAAGTAAATTATTATAAACCAGAAAGAGAAAATCAAATAAAACATTTTGGTTACTCTAATCTTATAGATTGGGCTTTAACTTCAAAAAAATTAAATTTTAAATTAGATGAGTTAGATGCTGTGTGCATTGTTTTAGATAGTTTCGCACATCCTTATCTTCCAAAAGAAAAAAAAGATCAATTATTTGATATAATTGAAATACCCTATAGTCCTTTTACTGAATTAAAATGTCCTGTTTTTAGAATAGACCATCACTACGCGCACAGCTTATCTTCGTGGATGTTAACAAACGCAAAAGATAATTTTACCCTCGATGGTTTAGGAGACTTAAAAAGAGGTATAAGTATTTTTAAAAACAATATTAATGAAAAAAATTATACTATTGATGAAATAAATCCTTTAGGACATTTTTTGTATAATTTTGCAAAAACATTTGAAATTAAAGGACATCCAGAAGATATTTTTGGAAAAGTAATGGCGCTTCAATCTTTTGGAAAATTAGATTTAAACTACTGGAATATTATTAAAGACTATAATTACAAAGATTTTAACATAGTTGCTAATTTTGATAATTATTTTAAGGCACAGGGGAGTTTGATTGCTAGTAGATTAAACTTAATCAACTATTTAAAAACAATCCATCATTTTGTTGAAAATAAAATACCTGATTTTTTTTCTAAATTTATAGAAGATAATACTGAGTTTTCCTATACAGGAGGAGTTGCACATAATATTTGCGTAAATACTTCACTTAAAAAAAAATTTCCTAACATGGTAATACCTCCCCATTGTTCTGACGAAGGGTTAACGTTGGGTTGTGTTGAATTTTTAAGAAGGTATTTTGAACAACCTTTTTTTTGTAAGGATAACTTTCCGTTTTGGCAAAGTGATCAAGCTCCAGAAGATAGTCCTTCAGACAATATTATAGATTCAGTAGCAGAAGAATTAGCAAAAGGTAAAATTGTTGGATGGTATCAAGGAAATGGAGAGATTGGTCCCAGAGCTTTAGGTAATAGATCTATTTTAATGAGTCCTGAAGTAACTAATGGAAAACATATTTTAAATGAAAAAATAAAACATCGAGAAGATTATAGACCTTTTGCAGCATCTATAAAAAAAGAAGAAACAAAAAATTATTTTGATTGGAATTACGATAGTGAGTTTATGAAATATAGTGTTAAATTTAAAGATAAAGTATTTGCACCCATTTCACATATTGATCAAACAAGTAGAATACAAACAGTAAATAGTGAACATGTCTTCTTCTACAAATTGTTAGATAAATTTCAAAGTAAAACAGGTTTACCAATGTTGTTAAATACATCTTTGAACGATAATGGAAAACCTATTGCAGGAAAACCAAAAGATGCTATAGATCTATTTACTAATTCTAATTTAGATATTTTAGTAATTGGTAATAAAATGATTAAAAAATAAAT